AAACCACCACTGTGGCAACAGTTCAGGAAGAACCTAAGAGTGAACAACCTGAGACAGACAGTGTGGGAGTCGTAGATGTACAAGATGTACAAGCACAGGTAGCAGTAAAGATAAAAGCCATAGATAAACAACTAGCTGCAGTCAATATTATTGTAGCAGATACTATGGAAAAACAACAAGTAGATATATCTAGTTACTATAAACAGTATACAGATAATAGACAATTGTATGACACTAATGTGTATGAAGACCTTCGTATATTAGAAGGATATGACATACAAATATATCAAAATAATAATAAATTTGTTGCTATATCAATGAATGACCCTGTACTTAAATACCAACTAAATTTTCAAAGGGCTCAACAAAATAGAATACTAAAAGAAAAAGAACTAGAAGTTCTAAGGAGACAATATGCTAGATAAATTACAGAAGTATGCCATGATTATTGGTGTTGTATCTGCCATTGGTGGTGGATTCTATGCATGGGGTGTGTTTAATAATAGACTAGATGCAGTGTCAGAAGCAGTAGGTTCTAATACAATAGAAAAATTACAACAACAAGTAAATCTATTAGATAAAAGAGTAGAGGTATTGGATGCTAAGTTAGACGAGTTTAGGTCTGGGTTAAATAATCCACTAGGTAGATGATGGAAACAGAATTATTAGCAATGTTATCACAAGCTCCGGCTCTTGTTATTATTGTTTGGCTTGTTATGAAACAGCAAAACGGTAATGGTACAGCTGAAGTAGCTCGAACTATAGCTAGGTCCTTAGAAAAACTAGCTGATGCACAGCGCGAAGCTAATCTTATAGCAGAAAAACGTGCCAATGCTTTTGATAGATGGGTAGATATTCAAAAAATAAATTGTGATTTTCAATCAAGAAAAACTAGAGACTAGAACCGGAAGTGAGATGTGAGTTTGGTAAGGTATCCAGTCTCTAGAGTGTGGTACTAATTGAGTATTTCGTCATACTCTGTTTCATACTCCTGATACTTACGTGTGTACATATCAGGGTATGCAGTCTTAATGTATTCTTTCCAGGAGGTGTGTGACAAATTAACCATTGTTTCATTGTTAGTTTCTGCATCTTCAGTTAATTCAATATATGTATTCTTTAACTCTATCTCCGATTTTATTTTCCTATATATAATACTACTGGCTAATAGCTGTTTTGTCAACCCATCCCCTAGTATCTGACGTAACAATGTAGCTATTAATGTTTGACAACGATAGAATACATTCTCATGGTAACCATCTACAAACCATATTTTAGCATGTCCTGCTGCTACTAATGCAATCAAACTACCTATAGTTTTATCTCTTACTCCTACTGTAGATAAGTCTACATAAAAATTAACTAATGATTGTTCTAACTCTGTAGGATTATCCAACGTAAAATAATCATCAATTAAAAACACGTCAGACAACCTAGCAATTATTTTTTTGTATTTAATCTCCATATGTTTCATAACTCCTTTGTAATAAATTATCTACAGTTGCCCAGTCATCAGTAGTTGTATACAAATAACATTTAGTTACAAATATTTTAGGTATTTTAATTCTTTGCAACACATAAATAATTCTATCAGGTATTAAATTATAATATACTCTAGTTTTTTCTTTGTTAACACGTTCATAATTTAATATTTCAGGTAACTCATAGAATAATATACTGTCATTTTTCTTTACATTTTTGTATGTCATATGCACATAAGTTTCTTTGTTTATGTACTCTCCACGTAATGATTGTACATACATAATAAAATCTTCAGCATCTATATCGTCAGGTAAAAATCTATGTAAATTTAATTCTTCCCAATTAGTAGACACCATTGACAACAGCTTAGATAATAAACTAATACGGCTGTCCATAAATAAACTACCTGTTAATAACCCTGCGCCAAACTTATCTTTTAATAAAAGACATATGACTCCTAATCGTTTTAACGCATCTAAATAATAGTGTTTGTCATCCATAAATCTATCCACTCTTTTATACTAGGATTGTATACAATATCTTTTTTATTTTTGTCTAGGGTAGCAAAGAACAAAAACATACCATTGTCTTGTCTAGCAGCTGTTGTGCACCTCATCATTTCTGGTTTTGAAATGAAACCTTTTTTACATTGTATCCCAAACCAGGTGCGAACCCCGTTACGTTTGTTAAACAACCCAAAAACTATGTCGGCTTTACCTTTGCTACCTCTAGATTCCACAGAATAATATAGTAAGTCGTCAATAGTATCAAACAAACTAGACACATCTTTAGTCACCCGTTTTTCAAATCTGTATCCTGCTTGGTATCTTCTATTTGGCATCTTAATCTACATTATTTGTGCACTTACCTAAATGAGGACAAGTGTTACATATATATTTAGGGACATCCGTAGGCATAGCTGGAACTTGTTTGTTTCTAATAGACCATTTTAATCTATTAACTAAGTCATCCATAAATGGATACCAATGTTCGTAGCTTTCAACTACCTTGCCCATCTTTGAATACAAAGTATCAACAGCAATTACACACGACTTCATATCCATTGTACTACGACGAGTATAAATTAACATAGCATACGGTACATTAAGCCCGTTTTGTTTTGCAATATATACCCATAGTAATAATTGTTTCAAATGATATTTCCAATAGGTAAAGTCTTTCCATTTGTAAACATCAGTTGATTTTAATTCTATTGGCACATAATATTTTACATCGTTTTCAACATATTCTTTAACAAAGTCTGTAGTTGCTGCACAATGTATGTCTTCATCATTAAGTAAATCGACATGTATTGGAAACTTATTTTGTTCTTCACTACTTAATCCATGTGTTTTACCAGGCATTTTGTCTATAATTTTACCCATGATTTCTTCGTTAATAAATCCCATATACATACGTCTACGGGCTAACGGGTCACTTACGGGCGTACGTTGTGCCTGGTCGTTAAAAGAATAATATGCTTGTCGAATACATGTGCCTAAGCTAGAAGCACGAACTTGTTTGTCACTACCTCTAGCTTTCCACTCTTCAAACCTAGCATCAAACTCTATATCCAAAATATGTTCAGTAGAATCAGTTAAATCATCTAGAAATATCTCAGGATTATTTAATATTTGCTTGGTTGTATGACTCATTAGTCACCCTCTCTTACCGGTACATCCTCACCAGCCATATCAGTTTCTCTGATAGTAAAGTTTATTGCCGGTGGGTTAGAACCTTTTGGTTTGTTATTCCAAAAAGCCATAACTTTGTATGCTCTGCCATTTATTTGTATCTGACATGAGTATCCCCAGTTAGTTTTCCAACCACCACCACATGGTATTAACTTAGCTTTACCATCATTATTTGATGATTGCTGTGCTGGAGCACTACTACTGCCTGAATCATTATTCAAACTTGCTCCTCTTGCTACACGTCCAGCTCTTGGTGTGTATGAATTTGCCATTTCTGACCTCCTATTGCCAGTTGACGCCGTTTTCTTTGACATCCAAAGGCAGTTGTATTTCAATACCTTTGTTTAATACATCGGGTATTGTTAAATCTAATTCTTCTACAATTTTGTAGACTTGTTTTTGTTCTGGTTTATATATATCTAACTCCATAGCATCATGAAACTCTAACCATATACGTGATATAAGTTTCTCTTCGCGCAGTCTATTAAATACATAAATAATTCTCATCTTATTTAAGTCAGCACTAAACGATTGAATAGGAAAATTTACAACTTGAGTAGGATTAAGTCTAGTACCAACACGACCATATGGAGAATAAATATAATTCAATTTCTTCGCCTTGTCAAGTAACTTCTGCTGATACTCACGTATCCCTAACTTATCCATAGTGTCTATAAAACTTTGTACAACAGTGTCAGCTTTGGATACTTGTACTCCAGCTTTGACTAACTGATTTTTTAATCCAAACTCAGACGAGCCATACACAAAAGCAAAGTTAAGTACCTTAGCATTTTTTCTACTAATACCAGCTAACTCTGACACAAGAGTGTGCATGTCAGTACCTGCATTGTATGAATCGATTAAATATTTACTACCACTTAAATAAGCCAAACATCTTAACTCACTCTGACTAGCATCTACTGTTACTAAATTACCTTCTTCCCCAAATACACTAGAAAAAATAGGTCGCACGTCAGGTGGTATATTCTGCATGTTAGGGTTACTCGAACTCATGCGACCTGTAATAGTATTAGCTAAATGTAAATTACAATGTACTAAATTATTTTTATCTGCCATAGCCGGTAGTTTAGATAAATAAGTAGTAGTAAGTTTACTTACCTTTCTATACTCTAACAACTTATCTACCACCTCATCATTTAGTTTACTTAATGTCTCTATCCCTGTGCTTTTTACTTTATGTTTACGTTTCTTTAATAATTCTAATACCTGCACAGGACTTGATGGGTTTATCTTGTGCACTGATTCAAACTCTTGTAATAATTTATTTTCTTTTAGTTTTAATGTGGTTAATTGTTTCTTTAACTTTTTCAAATCTATTCTAATACCACCGTGCACCATGTATGCAACAGGCAATATCATTTCCATATCTATATCACGAGCTAACTCCATATGTTTCCACTCGTTCTTAAAATCTTGTCTAAATTTATTATACAAAGACAACGTAGCCCACGCATCACCACCTGTATAACGTAACAATTTAGGACTAGGGGATTCAAAGTCTTCAACTGTAATATCTTTCCAATATTGTTCTAACAGCAAATAACGCTCCGCAAAATATTTGAGACCACCTTGGCGCAAGTTAAATACTAACTCACGTTTCAGCAACAACGTGTCTATAAACTGACAACGAATACGTGCACCAAATTTATCTATAACACGTCGAACATCTTCCGCTATATTATGCCCAACAATAGTCATAGACTCATCTACTAGTATATTCTCTATTGCCTTCTCAGTATGTTTGTCTAACACAAAACCACCAGCTACTTTACCAGCAGCTAACCCTACTGAATGTGCAATCCCTGTATCCGGATTCCACTCAAAGTCTAACGCTATCAACTTTGTTTTAGCTGCCTGCAACAACACTCGTGACAAATTAGTCGTTAGTGGTATTGGTAGTAGTACCTTGTGTAGCTCATGCCATACTCTGTTTAAGACTTCCGTTACTGTTGATTGGTTATCAACAACTAATGACGGAGCATTATGTACTGTCATATCCGTCGGGATTATCCCGACCAGATATTCGTTCATTGATTTTTTAGCTGTATCTCCTAGAGTGATAACAGCATTTGGTTTTATTTTGGCTATGTCATCTGCAAGATATTGATTACATTCTCTTATAGATGCAATTTTTATTGTACCTTCACCTTGCCTACATTTAACAGCATGGGTAACATAAACATTAAATTCTTGTAACCATTCTTTTGATAAAGTTTCTAGTGAATTTAATAGCTTACTATTTTTCATAGAACCAGTGTGGTCATACAGCTGTGACGGAGTGTCTACGATAAACAGTACAGTCTTGTTACCACTTTGTACTTTTTTGTATTTAAGTTTGTAATTTTTACACCCAGTAAACAACCCACACTTCAGGCAGTTATCTGGGTAATTCGGATATTTTTTCTTTCGTTCCTTGAACGTCATCTATCACTTCCTCACCACGACACACCCTATTCTGTAACTCACCTAATAAAGTATCTAAGTTTCTTTGTAGTATTCTGCGCACGATAGCTTCTTCTAAGGCATACTTGAATTTAGGTTGACGTTTATCAAACTCAAGCCCTGTCATTATCTGTGCTGTTACATCATCAATAAATTTACTCACCATCTTTAAGCTCCTTCCTTAACCCTTGTAGAGTTGTGTTTACTTTCATTATATCTGCCTCGTAAGGCTTACAGTCTGAATCAAATACCACACTGTTTATCCCATGTGCATTGAACTTATCATTAAGATAAGACGCTACCACTATTGCATCAGGGTCAAAAAATATAATACACGACAATCCATAATGTGCAAGTAGAGGTACAAGTGAACCTCTTGGACTTGTACCTAGTAAAGCAATAGCATCAAACCCAGCTAGATTTACAAACAAACCATCAACAATAGATTCGACTATTACAACTAAACGATTAGCACTTGTTAATGATTCTTGAGTCATCACTGGACACCATGAATAGTCTGGATACACATTATTAATAGGCACAGTTATGTATTTGTTTTTAGTTTGACGAACAACGTTACGCTTTTGATAACCCGTTACCTGCATGTCTGCATCATAACAAGGTAATACAACTATGTTGCCCTTACATTTAATTAAGTAATTACCAACATGCCAATCAGGTATCTGTCTATCGGTAAAAAACTTTTTAACACTATCAGTTAACTCATAAGTGTAATCAGTGGTATGTAATGTAGGGGTAGCTTTGTCTCGTACATCAACACCACTAATCAACTCAGTCATCCACGGCTCTAGCTTTCCTGTTTTCTTACACCCAAAGCAGTGGTATGAATCTTCATAGATTGCTAGTGATGGTGTTCTATCATCATGAAATGGACAATGAGCCATTGCGATTACTGTTCCCATTAATTACCTCCGGTTCAAATTCTGTGTAATGATACCACAGACGGGTGCGTTTGGTCAATCTAGGTGGCGCAGATATGCGTACATGAAACATAGTCTGTCCAGGTCTAGTCATCTGACGCGTAATA